CATAGAAATAAGCTGGCGGTCAAAAGAAGACAGTCTCGTTACCAGCAAGGGAGATTCTCTCTGTATCAAGAGTTCAAGATACGAATGAAATGGGGTAGACCCTCTAAACTAAGACGCTGGTGGCAAGATACGCTATAATTCCTGTAGAATAAGCTCGTGGTTCCGTACCCTGTCGGAGTGGTTGAGTGAATATACAGGGACTAAAACTTTGAAAGAAAGTTATGGCATCTAAAAAAACAGGAAACCCAGTGGGAGCTCCAAGCAAGTACAAACCCGAATACTGTGACATTGTCATCAAACATGGCAAAGAGGGTAAATCTTTAGAGCAAATTGCGTTGCAACTCGATGTTTCTTATAGAACTTTATGCAATTGGCGTGAAGAGTTTCCTGAATTTTTTCATGCCTTAGAGACAGCTCACCGTTATTCGCAAGCATGGTGGGAAGATACTGCTCAAAACCACATCGTTGAGTCTAAGGATGACAAGAAGATTAATGCTGGATTGTGGGCAAAAGTAATGGCAGCACGCTTTCCAGAGACCTATTCTGAGCGTAATAAGGTTGAGTTAACTGGTAAGGATGGTAAAGCAATGGAGATTGACCATTTCAACAGCGCTTTAGAAGGTTTGTTAGACATCGTAGAGAAGAAGCTTGGCTAAGGTTAGTCGAGCTGAAATCGACAGAATCATCGAGACAGCTAAGAAGTCTGACCCTATCAAGGGTGCTGTTGTAATGAAAAAGCTTGGCTGGTTACTGACTCAGCATGAGTATCAAAAGCTCCCAGAAGATGATTGGTGGAGTATTTGGCTGTTTTTAGCAGGTCGTGGAGCAGGTAAGACTAGAACCGCTGCGGAGGCAACATGGCAATTCGCTTGGGATAACCCTAAATCACGCTGTCTGGTATCCGCTCCTACCTATGGAGATGTGAAGGATGTGTGCTTTATGGGGGAGTCTGGGCTCCTCAATGTCATGCCCAGAGCAATTATTGAGAACCACCGCATCTCAGACAACGAGATAGTGCTCATTAATGGGTCGATTATTAAGGGAATACCTGCTTCTGAACCAGACCGATTTCGGGGTCCACAGTTCCATTTTGGCTGGCTGGATGAATTAGCGGCGTGGGAATACCTTGATGAAGCGTGGAATATGATTCAGTTCGGCTTGCGTCTGGGTGAGCGTCCTATCCTCATATGCACTACAACTCCTAAACCGAAGCCACTTATCATGGACTTGGTTAACAGAGATGGGGAAGATGTCTATGTCACAAAAGCGTCAACCTATGACAATCTGGACAACCTAGCACCCGTCTTTGCTAAGCAGATTACCCAATACGAAGGAACCAGCATTGGAAGGCAAGAGCTTTACGCTGAGATTATTGACCCAGAAGAGTCTGGAATCATCCAAAGAAGCATGTTTAGGCTGTGGGATGCAGACAAACCCTTACCCCAGTTCACCTTTGTACTTCAGTCCTACGACTGTGCAACATCCGATAAGACTGTGAATGACCCAACTGCATGCGTGGTTCTGGGTGTGTTCAAACCGTCTCCAGACAAACCTATGAGCGTCATGCTGATTGATTGCTGGACAGAGCATATGAAGTATCCAGACTTACGCCCTAGAGTCATAGAGGAGTCTACATCCATCTATGGAGATGAGAACGAATGGGGACATGGGAAGAAGGTTGACCAAATCCTCATTGAAGATAAGTCAGCTGGTATCAGTCTTATACAAGACTTGCAACGGGCTGGATTGAATGTCAGAGCCTATAACCCTGGCAAGACTGACAAAGTAGGACGGTTAAACATCGTCTCGCCTATCATTGCCAAGGGATTGGTTTACTTACCTGAAAGCGAGACACATAAGAATCAGGTCAAAAGCTGGGTAGAACCATTCCTGAATCAAGTCTGTGCATTCCCTGATGTTCGCCATGATGATTATGTCGATGCTTTAACACAGGGGTTGCGTTTACTTCGAGATATGGGTTTAATTACAGTAGATTACCTGTATAATGACCAAGACATCTACATTGATGATACTCAACCCAAGCGAGTGAATCCATATGCCATATGACGCATTAGGCAATTTCATACCTGATGATACGCCTAGCCCAGACGAAATGCGTTATGCGTTGGCACAACAAAATCCCCCTTCCCAGACTCCATCGGCTTTGGATAGGTTCAATACCTTAGGTAAAGCTGTTATTCAGAATATGCCAGGGTCTGCTCTTGTACAAGGAGTTATTCCCTATCTGGAAGCTCCATTCCAAACAGCAGGTGCTAACCTATACGGTATTGGCAAGTCTATTCTGAACGGTCAGTTTGGTGATAACACAGACTATGCCCAGCAAGAAGCTGGAAAAGCGATGCAAGCTACTCAGTATGTCACACCAACCAAGGCAGGACAAGATGTAGCCAATGCAATAGCTCAAGCTCCAGAAGTCTTGCTAGGCTCATCCATGACACCTCCATTACCTGAGATTGCCAACCTAGGGCGTGGTCTGTCCCCTGATGACATCAGAGTCTTGGCTAAGCAAAACATTGAACGAGCTAGAGAATTCAAGAATATTCCAGAAGACTTTGCCAATGCTCAAGCTGGTTTAAAGCGTGAAAGCGCTTTAGGTGGCAATACCTATGGTACTAACCTTCAGGCGGTGGCTGAAGACATCGGTGATGTGATGGCTAGACGGCAAGCAAGGGGAGAGAGCCCTATTGCTGGTATCCCCAAAGGCTTTGTCGAAGTGATGGACCCGAACCTATACGCTGTTCGTAATGTCAATGAAGGTCAGTTTTTACGCCCCAAACCCACCGAAACAGGGGCTGATATAAGCAATCTTGATTACGGCAATCTAGACATCAAACTTCAGGATGAAGAACCAATCCAAGGTTCTAAACCAAATTACATTACAGATGCTTGGATGCATCGCTATTTCAATGACAACACGCCAAGAGCTATTGAATTAAAAGATGCTTGGAGGCGTTTTATGCAAGACAAGGCGCAAGAGCTTTATCCAAACCTACAGGGTAATGAAGCATTAAGAGCTTTAGATGCAGGTTATAGCAGAGAACATAAAAACGATGTGCTCCTCAAGTGGTTACATCAATTCTCTGAACTGGTAAAGAAAGAGGGAGCGGATATTCCCACCGTTAGCGAGTTCATTGAGAGAGCAAACGCTGCCAATCAAATCACCCGCAAGATATTACCCAACTACTTCCAAAAGTATGCTGGTACACCTAAAGACCCATTCCTTGAGTCTGCAAGACAAGGTATTACCTATGTTCCTGCTAGTGAACTTGAGGGTTCTGATATACCTACCTCTGGCGTAGAATCTTATCGCAGAGAAGCAGGCTTTTCACCAGAAGGTGAGATTGTTGACAAAGAGATGGCTCCTGCTTTAACCAAGCGTGACCAACTCCAGAATGACATTGAAGAGCTCCAAGCAAAGTCTATGGAGCTAGCCAACGCCAACCAACAGATGATTCCTGACCCACAGGGACGGTTGGATGAGAATGGCAACATTGGGATGATTACCAACCCAGAATATGGTCAGATTGGTAACCAAATCAAAGCCAAGCAAAAGATGCTAGAAGAAGCTGAGGACAATATCCGTAAGCTTAAGATTGCTAGTGCCTATGAGAATAAGAGCGATGCCATGATACGCAAAGCTCTTGCTCGAAGCTATAGACGCAACATCGAACCGCAACATCAACAGTTCTACCCTGAGCTCTTTAATACTAGAGATGTAGCAGGGCACGAGTCTCCTGAATATACAATCCCAGAAGAAGCCCCAATGCTGGATATAAACCCAGCGCCTATGATGGATTTGGGATTCACCCAGATTGCTCGTGATTTGATTGGTGAAATCTTGGATGGCAAGATTCCTGTAGAGCAAATCCCTAACTTTGCCCAGCCCAATGTCATGCAAAAGTGGTTAGCTAAGAAAGTAGAGCCACGAATTAAAGAAGAAACAGCTGAGCGTAACGCCAAGAAAAATTACAAAGAAAATGTGCTCAAACATTACAAGGGCATTATTGACCAAGTACCAGACTCTTCTATCGTTGGTGGAAACGCTAAAGTCTTCTATATCGATGAGTCTATGCCTGTTGATGAAATCATCCAGCACTTGTCGGATGAGACTTTCATTCTTGACCACTGTATTGGTCAGGGCGGTAGAGGTGGTGAAAAGCATCTATTTACAGGCGAACCACGCCAATACATCCCAATGCGTGACCCCGTCACAGGTAATGCCTATAGAGGGTCAGCAGGGACAACATCCTATGTTGACCAAGTAGAAAGTGGCGAAAAAGAAATTGCCTCTATTCGTGACAAAGACACAGGTTTACCAGTAGGAACAATTGAACTTGGAGTTTCCTATACTGATAGTGAGCCAGAGTACAGCATTGGCTATGTATCTGGTTACAAAAACCACAGCAATCCACACGATGGAATTGACCCTGCTTACAGAGATGCTCTTCGGGATACCCTAAATAAGATTAAAGACAATGTAACCAGCTCAGATGGTAATGAAGCCCGTTCTGGCGTATTTGATATGCGAGATGGAGACCAAACTGAAAGATTGCGTAGAGAATTAAAGATAAAAGAAAACGAATGGCGACCTATTGAGCGTTCTATCAAAGACACTTTGGATGGTGACAGATATATTACTATTGAGCAGGCTAAAGATGCGGTTGATGAATACAAACGCCAAAACCCACCTGTTCCAGCTACAAGAACTGGTTCCACACCATCAGGTAGGGATGTTGCAGAATACAACCTAGTAACCCAAGGTTTGAGCAGAGATAATCTACAACCTGAGCGTCAGCTTAATGCTGGACAGCTTGTGGAAGACCAATCTCGGTTTGTTCCTATTACCCGTGGTAATGACAATTTAAGCACTCGTGTAAGAAATACCTATCAAAGTATCCTTAACCGAATTGAGCATAATGGTCATACCCGCCCTGCTTCTGACTACAATGTTTATAGAGATTTACAACAATATGTTGACCAAATAGAGCAAGGAGACATTCGATTTGCTGACCTTGGTTTAACCGCTCCTTCTCAACTTTCTGAGCTTAAAGATGTTTTACAGCGCCATGCAGATGCGGTAGGACAGTTAGCTCATTATGCCGATGTATTACAACGCAATGGATACCGTACTCCATTGGCATCACACCAAACTAATAGCAATTCGTGGGAAACCTACCACGAATATCTGGATGAAATCGGTTTAGATAACCCTTCAGACATTAGAACCCGCATCAGGGATACTATTGAACATGCTTCACCTCAAGACTTGATGGCAAATATGCCTCGTTTAGAGGATGAAATGGATGTTGCAGAATTTAAACATTTGTTGGAAATACACAACAGAGCTATCCATCAAGCGGTTAAATTCCCAGCTCCTAGAGCTACAGAACCACAGGTTGGCATTCCATTAACTCAATGGACTGACTTAATTCAAAGTGCTATGAATGAAATACAGCGTACTTATGGCAATCAAACTAGAGATGTAATAGCAAACATTATGATTGACGCTATCAATGAGCAAATGAATGTACCTGTTAATGAGCGACCTACTCAAGTAGCAAACTACCTAATTCAAGAAGCTCGTGAAGCTAGTTGGCCATTAAATGTTCGCAATAGTTTGAGAGGTTTAGCTGGAAGAATAGACCAAGCTTATGCTGATGTGCGTAATGCTCAAAATGCTCCAGCCAATGCCCCAGCTAATACCGAAGCCTTACCTTCTTTGCAACAGTATGGAAGAGCTGTCCTAGATGTTATGGATAGAATGCCAACTGCTTTTTGGGCTGAAATACAACCAACGCTCGAAAGAATTCATAATGAAATTAGAAATGAGGGTTCTCTTCCCCATCAAAATCCAGCTAGGGTTGTTCAAGGATTAACCGAAGAAGCTAACTGGCAAGAGCGTGAGGGTTCAAGAGCTACAGCTAATGGTTTGCGTGAATTAGCAATAGGTATCAATAATATAGTTCCAAGACCAGCGGAAAACCGAATGATAGCTGGCGGGGCTGACACAGCCACAGCTGAAGATAGGGTAAATGCTCGATTAATGCAAATTGGTGAAGTTGACCCTACATTGAGAGAATCCCTGAACCGCATGTTAGATGCTCATAACTTTGCTCATGAAATTACGGTCAGTCCAATTCGGTTAGCACGCCAACTTAGAGCTGAAGCAAACGAAGCTATGGAAGGTGGTGAAGGTGAATTTGGTACAGCGTTGATGAACATTGCCAATGACATTGAAAGTGCTAATCCAAGGGTACAAGCTCACGAACAAATGCCAGCAGATGTACCCAATGTGACTACTCCAGAACCGAGACGCACACCCAGAGATATTGCCGAAACCGTCCGTGGCGGT